AGAAGCATTTATTCACACAGCCGATGACCATAATCCCGAGTTCGATATTAGTATTGATCCAGAAAAAAATGTAGAGCTGGATGACATCAGTCTGACAGGTGACGCAACGGGATCAGCAATAGCCGCCGCCGCGGCTGATGATACATTCACAAATCCAGGTGGTACTACATTATCTCAGGCACAGATAACAAAAGAATTTCCAGATTTAAATACGGTAGAAAAGATTACTGCTGACCCAAGATTCACAAAGGTAACAGGTTCATAATATGTCATATTTCAAAGAATTCCCTAAGGTAGTTATTAATAAACAAGAAGTACTTGACATTACTCGAAAGGTATCATTGTCAAGTGCATTAAAGTTTTCTTCAATAGACTACTCGAACTACTCATTAAAGGATGGTGATACGCCTGAGATGATTGCACATTACTATTATGATGACGTAGAGTTAGCATGGTTGGTATTATTATCTAATGACATCGTTGATCCATATACTCAGTGGTATAAGACACAAGAACAATTAGAAGAATACATTAAGGTACAGTACGAGACACAATCAGGTACTACAGGTGATGTCGAAATTACCACGTATGATGAGAATGGAGTAGCTACAACTTCAACAGTTTCTGCTGTATTAGAATGGACAAAGAAACCTACTATAGCAAGTAATATCGTTAGGTATCAATCCAAGCTTACGCCCGAAATTCAGATAAACTACGCCACCTACATAGCGAATCCAACAGCGGAATTTGAGGTGGTAAGGATATATGATGAAGAATACAATCTTAATGAGTCAAGAAGAACAATTAAACTAGTCAACAAGTCCTACTTAGGCTTTATTCGTAATAGATTCAAGGAAGTAATCAATGGCGGATAACATTACTCAAGCAGGCTATTATACATTAGACAATTTCTTTATAAGTCCTATGTATGAAAGCACTAGTAAGAGTACTATAGACAAGAATCTACCATCTGGTACTGAGTTGAGCAGAGTAATAATCAATTGGGGTATCAGTGAAGGTATGGACTCAGGTTATATTCATGGGTTTGCTGTAGTACATGAGAGTGACAATATATTAAAAGACTTGCCTATAGTAGGGGAAGAGAATTTAATCATTACTTTCACGGATTACTACGGTTCTCAGGAAACCACTAAATTTATAGTATACGCTGTTGATGAGATCACGCCAGAAGCCGCTACAAACTCACGTATGATGAAGTATGTGATACGTTTCTGTAGTAAGCAGAAGCTTCATGCGGACCAGAAAGAGATCAGAAGATCATATGGAGACCAGAAAGTAAGCTCAATGGTCCAATCTCTCTATGATGAGTACTTCACTACAGGCAATGCCGACATAGATAAAGACATAGAGATAGAAGAGACCTCAGGTGAGCAGACACTTGTTATCCCTAATCTACGACCAGATGAGGCAATGGCATTTCTATCTAGAAGAGCGTTCAGTGCCCAGAACAAGAGTAGCCTGTTTAGATTCTTTGAGACACGGGACAAGTATTACTTCTGTACGCATGAGTATCTGATAGACAAGTATAAGAAGGACCTAAAAGATGATGCGACAGCTATAGCGAATAACCTTAAGTTTATCTTTAATACAACTGATGATAACTCAGCCGAGGGACAGTACGTAGCACAGCAGTCTATATCCACTGTGAACTATGGACAGAAGACTAACTCTATGAACGATATGAAGCTTGGTGCCTATAGAAGAAGAGTTACTGAGTTAGACTATATGCACCGTACTAGGATCACTAGAGACTATGACTACTCAGAAGAATTCAATGAATACAAGCACATAGATAAGCTTAAGCTAACACACTCTGAGAGCTTTGTCAACCAATATATGCACCCCGATGATGCGCCCGAGACTGTACTGTTAGCTGACTATCCGCAGATTGGTTCTAATCAGGGTAAGGGCAATATGATGCGTCCCTATCAATACTACTATGAGAACTATACTACCAAGCCTATAGTAGAGTATCATCTAATGAGTAATAGCATAACCATATCGATAAGCGGCAGAAGAGATTTGTATCCAGGCATGTTGATTAACTTAGAGTTGTTTGACTTCTCTGAGACTGTAGCACAGACCCGTGTATTAGATGAAGAACGAACAGGGACTTACTTAGTACTATCAGTGCAGAACAGCTTTAATGAAGATACGTATAGCCAAGAACTTGTTGTGACGAAGGGTGGACTAGGTGGAATAAACAAAGTAGCCATCGATGCGAGCTTAATAATTGACGAAACATTTAATACAGGAACCCAATTGGCATGAGCGGATTATTTAATAACTTAATATGGTTTGTTGGTGTAGTAGAAGACTCTAATGATCTAACCAATGCGGGACGTGTACGAGTCAGAGCATTCGGCATACACGCATCTGATAAAGAAGCATTACCTACAGCACACTTACCATGGGCTACTGTACTAGACGGAACGTTTGGTGCTGCCCAAGTTATACCTAAAGAGGCTGATTGGGTGTTTGGATTCTTCGTTGATGGCAGAGAAGCACAGCATCCTATGATTATGGGCAGAATACCTGGCATGAGTCTATCGTTTGGTGCTGGAGCTGGTATGCCTGGTGAAGATCCTTATCTACCACCCGAGACAGCACACGAGTTTGGTAAGCCACCTCTACATCCATATATGTGTGGTGAAGATGCTGAGTTTGGTTCTGTGATAATGCAACAAGCGTTTCAGCAGAGTGACGTAAAGCAAGCGAATGATGATACGTTCGATGAGCCACCAGTCATGACACCAGTACGTAATACAAACAACACTATGCTGAAGTCTAAGAATGGTGACAACTTTCTATTACTATGTGACCCAGTCAACAACGAAGCAGGCGATTTCATTCTTCTGTCACACTCTAGTGGCTCCGTATTCCAAATAGATCCTAATGGTACTATATTCATTAAGTCGTTTGGTGATACCTATGACTCTACAGATGGTGTTAAGTTTACTAACGTAGAAGGCGCTCATCACACTAATATCACTGAAGATTGGACCATGCGAGTCGAGACAGGCTCTGGTAAGATATGGATCAATGGTGATATGGACATAGAGTGTGAGAACTTTAATGTTAAGGCACGTAATCAGATCAATATGAACGCCGCTATCAAGACTAATATATCAGGTGGGGGTGTTGGGATACTCTCTACGTCTGATGATATCAATATGCAGTCGTATGGAAACATTAAGAACTTGTGTAATCCTATTGGATTCGGTGGATACTACGTGTCAGCCATAGCAGGTGATGTGCATATTGATAGTGCCCAGATGAGCTTAACGAGTTTGACATATACTAAGATTTACAGTAAAGGTGCACCATCTATCTCTCTTAGAACTTTACCTTATCCTGATCTGGGTCATTTAGGTATTGACATTGATTCTAAGACATCTGTACGAATGAACTCTGGAATTACTATGAATATATCATCAAAGCTATTAGGTATCGACTCTCTTGGTGCGTTAGGTATTAAATCAGGCGCCACTATGGACTTACACGCTACTGGTCAATTAGGATTAGGTGCTAGCGGACTACTTAATATGGACGGATCATTAGTTCTTATTGGTAATGGTACTGCAAGTGCTACAGGAGGCTTAGCCACAGGCACAGTTACAACAGTAAAAGCACCTCAACTGTTACAGTCTGCAACATCACTTGCTCCATTACAGTTTGGTATACAAGAGACAGCTACATGTGTTGCACCTGGTGAGATACCAGCTAGTAGACCACAGTTATTTGGCAACAGCTTTGTAGAGAAGCAGAACCCAGCTACAGTTAGCTTTGAGAGTCATGACGATGAACGCTTTCAAGACTCATGATAAATACTATAGAACATAAGGCTTTAGGAAATTAAATGTCAATAGGTTGCGATACAAGTACTCCACTATCATCAAGATTTGACGCACAGGTCCTACGGGCTGATAGTGCTATTTTTGATACACTCTTTGATGCGTCTAGTATGTTGACACAGACGAATCCTTTAGATAGAGTGGATAGGCAGACTGCGATAGACATGACGAATAGTCTTAACAACGCATTGTCTAATATAGACATGACGAATTATCCTACACTATCTGCTAGAGTGAACCAGTTCCCTATTACATACGTAGAGGTTGCGGACTTCATATATGGCAATAACACTGATACAACAACTCTATATCCTATCATAAGAGATTATAATCCTCAGCTATTATTACCCGTACCGTTCGATGACTTTCTATCTGATCTAGACTTATACTTCGATGCTAATTTAGGTAAGACTATCTCTGGAGGTCTATGCGGTCAATTCGGTAACATCTTCACTAAGATACTAGGCCTATTCACATTAATTGATACAGCCAAAGCCCTTATAGATGACATCAAGAACCTATCTGAGAAAGATCCTCTTAAGAAAATTAAGTCTCTTACTCTACAGGGTGTTATTAAGTCATTGAAAGAGAACATTGATAAGATCATAAAGAAGCTTGTCAAGACTATTAAAAAGAAAATTGAGGCAATGGTTGATTCAGTAACGGACACTATCACAGATATATGTGTTGGTGCTGAACGCATGTATAAGAAACTCAAGAAGATGGCAGATGATATCAAGAAGTTTTTCGAAGAAGCCAGTATAGAGAAGTTCGTAGAGAGAATAGAGAAGTTTATCGCAGAGACATCTGCCCAGTTTGAAAGACTTACTGTAGAGAACGTTGCACTACTAATGTTTCGCTTCTGTCAGTTCACTGAGCTATTACAATCATTACTCTATGGAGGAGTCAACAAACTTACCGCTATAGCACAAGCAATAGCAGTACAGAAGACAATTGCAAAGAACGCTTCGTTACAAGAGACTGCCAGTGCTGTTGATGCTGGTGCAGTAAGAGTATCTGTTGAGTCTAGGTGCAAAACTATTAACACTATTATAACAGATAACAATGAGGCTGTCAAGAAGAATATTGAAGAAATTGACGATAGTTCATCAGGTCTTTCATTAGATGGTGTAACTAGTTTAGATGGAGTCGTAGATGCAGTCGTAGATGCAGTCGTAGATGGTGTAGTGGGTGATATACTGGATCCCACATCTGGTCGTAAATCAGAGGCAACACTCAGTAAGATGTCTAAGACTCCTGTACTCACACCGAAAGAGGCTACTCCAGAAGAGTTAGCGTTAGTGCGTACTATCACTGAAGATGGTCTATCAGGTTACTTCACGTTTACATCATCTGTGAAAAAGAACAATCAGTGGCAAGGTATTGCTCCTATAGTATGGGTCAAGCTTATACGTATGGTCAATATGACTAGCATTGAATACGTTGTTAACTCTGGGCATAGAAACAAAGAATATAACAAGTCTGTTGGTGGTGCTAAGAAATCTATACACATGAGCGGCTATGCTATAGACATAAAGGTATCTGTGAGTAAGCGATCAAAGACATTCGTTGCCGCACAGTATGCAGGCTTTACGGGCATAGGCATCTATAGTTCATTCATACATCTCGATTGTGGTAGTAGAAGAATGTGGGTAGCAGGACATGGCAATCAAAGAAAATCAAAATATCCTGTAGAAGTTAGTAATCGAGCTTTATGGGTAGCGGCTATACCTAAGCATGTCGCTGACGCATACAGAAAGAACAATGCATACTCAGGAATAAGTGATGAGGAGCTCTCTAAGATTAAAGCATTAGAAAGTACATTGTCTGATGCAGTATCGCTTATCACTGATCTAAGAGCAGAAGGTTTATAAAGATGTTGACGCCAATGCATAAATATAGTAAAGAGGAATATCGATGGCTGGTTTAACACCAAGAACACAAGCGCAAGAATTTTATTCAGACTTCAGTAAGAACTTGGATCAGATTCCTGGGCGTAAAGACCTGTCTAGACTCCTCAACGAGAACTCTATCAAAGAGTCTATAAAGAATATTGTCTTGACTAATAAGGGCGAACGATTGTTTCAGCCTAATTTTGGTTGCGATATAAACGCTTCTCTGTTTGAGAACATTGATAATAATACTGTACTGATACTGCGTGATAACATTAAGAGAGCGATTAGGACGTTTGAGCCTAGATGCGATCTAAAGAATGTTGAGATCATTGCAGACTTAGATACTAATAATTTACAAGCGACTGTTGTGTTCAGTGTCATAAATACAAGTAGCACTACATCACTTACACTCGATCTTGTCAGGGAAAGATAATGGCCAATATATCACCAGTAACAAATTTAGACTTCGCCGCTACTAAGGAAGCCTTAAAAACTTTTCTTAAGAACCAGGACAAGTTCAAAGACTACGACTACGAAGGGTCGAACATGAACGTGTTGCTTGACGTTCTATCATACAATACCTTCTATAACAACTACTATTATAACATGTCTATCAGTGAGATGTTTCTTGATAGTGCTACACAACGCAATAGTGTTATAAGCCATGCTAAAGAATTAAACTACATACCACGCTCTAGGCGCTCTTCTAAGCTACGTGCTGACCTTAGCTTCACAGTTCCAGCATCTTTTGGATCAAACTTTCTCACCATCCCAGCGGGCACATCGTTCACTGGTCGATGCGGTAATAAGACATTCGTCTTTCTTAATGATAAAGCTTATGTAGCTGAAAGAGATGCCACTACAAGCACATTGTATAAAGCTAAAGACGTTGATCTATATGAGGGTCGTATTATAAGCGAGACTCTTACTATGGCAGATACAACTATCTCTAATGCTTGGATCGATACATCTAGTATTGCTCTTACAGTAAACGGAGACGTATTCACATACAAGAGTGAAATATTTGGTGTCAACTCTATAGACAAAGTATTCTATTTACAGCCTGAGAATGATGGTCGTTATAGCGTACAGTTTGGACAAAATAAATTTGGCTTCCAGCCAACGCTCACAGATACTATTAAGTTGTCATACAGAATTTCTTCAGGCTCGGACGCAGATGGTGTAAACTCTATTACGCTTCCGAATGCTTTTGGCGGCGCATCATCAAACGTGGTCTCAGTGACAGCACAATCTTCAGGCGGCTTTTACGCTGAGAGTCTTGAGTCGATTAAAACGTTTGCACCCAAGGCTTTACAGGTACAAGAAAGGGCTGTAACGAAAAGAGACTACGAGACATTGTTACGTGCTAGATTCCCTAATATAGAAGCTATCTCTGTATATGGTGGTGATGAAGTAGATCCTCCACAATATGGTAAAGTAATTATCTCAGTAGATGTTACTGGTGGTGAGGGTGCGGCAGACTATGAGATTGCTAACTTCAAGAACTATCTTAGCGATAAGACTCCATTAACTATTGAGCCAGTCTTTGTATCAGCTAGATTCTTGTTTGTCAACACTGTTGTTAACGTTATTTACGATGCTAACCTTACTACTAAATCGGCTTCGCAACTTAGATCAGAAATACAGAACGCTATTCTTACGTATCAGGGATCTAATCTTGCTGACTTCAATAAGACATTACGACAGTCTAGACTAGCCGCTTACCTAGATGCAGTAGATAACTCAGTGATCAGTACAGACATTGTAGCTAAACCTGTTATCGAATACGTGCCAGTGCTTAACATTGCTAGTAGTCCATCGTTCTCTTTTGAAGATACTCTATTACAGCCATACGCATTTGATGTATCACAAGGCTTCTCTGCATTCAAACCTGCTATACAATCTACTAAGTTTACTGTAGATGGTACGCTAGTTACTATGCAAGACAATGGTCTAGGTGCTATGATGCTCGTTACTGCTGATACAGAAGTAGCAAGAGTGTTTAAAGCATCAGTGGGATCTGTTAATTATATCACAGGTGCTATCAAGTTGTCAAATTTAAAAATAGATTCTTTTTCATTCGGTGCAATTAAGTTTACTGCTACTACAGTTAATAAGGATGTCAAGACTCCTAAAGATAGAATCATATCAATACGAGCAGAAGATATAACCGTAACCGTTACACCATTGGCGTCATAACATGAGTTTACAAGTACGAGATAACATTCACTCAGGAATCGAGTTTCAGTTCCCGTCTCTCTATAAAGAAGATGGGCACTTTATGGTCGAGTTCACGAAAGCTTATTACAAGTTTGTCGATCAACAGATGGACCGTGACATACCTAAGCTGAGAGATATCGATACTACTCTTACTGCTTTCTTAATATTTTTTAAAAAGAAATACCTAGCTGACTTACCTCTTGACACTGTAGTCGATACACGCTTTATTATTAAGCATGTAACTGATCTATACAAAAGAAAGGGTACTAAAGAATCCCTTGAACTTCTCTTTCAATTATTCTATGATGAAGAGATCGAAGTCTTTTATCCTAGCACCAACATTCTAAGACCGTCTGACTCTGTATGGGGTGGTGATGC